CCAGCATTCGCTTTGTAATCTGCTTCTGGGGCATCTCAAGGCTAAATATGAGGGCAGGAAATCCATCCTTGGATGCGGACTTCAGAGCTATGTTTAGACTCAGCGCGGACTTACCTACTGAAGTGGGTGCGGCTATAGTAAAAACTGTACCTAATTCTAGTTTAATCTTCTCATCAAGGTGCGGTATATGAGTTTTAATGTACTCGTGCTTGAAGTCCCCAGATATCATTGCGTCCAAGTCCTGCTTGATATCGTTCAGAGAACTTTCAATATGCGTTGTTTCTTTCTCTCTAGGAGTATGCTTATCAAGCTCTTCGTTTACTATATTAAGTATCTCTTGGGAGTCCTCGTTGTTCTTGATCTTTTCCAGTGCCAAGGAGTACTCCCTGCGCATAGTACGCATCCTAGATTTCTCTAGTAGAATATCTACGTAGTGCATTAGACTACCAGTGCTTTGTACCTTGTTCGTGAGGTACATAGGAACTAGGTTTATTTCGGATTCGGATCCAAGCTCCTCTGAAAGTGTTATCTCATCTATGGGTACGGACTTCTTCCTGAGAGCCTGCATTGCGTTCCATATCTTTTTATTTGTATCCTCATAAAAATCCTTTTCGCTTACGTGACTCCTAGCTAAATCGAATTTGTTTTGCTCTTCTCCTATTATACAGCAAGCAAGCACTGCTTCCTCTGCATCTTTATTGAACGGTACTATCATATTTTTCAGCGTCTTCTCTTAGTGTTTTAAGTATTTGACCAAGGAACTTAAACAGTAGTTCGTCGGTCTTGGAGCCCTTGAATGTTATTTTTTTGTGCGTTTCAAAGGCTACCTCTAGGGCTTCAATCATCTTATCCATTTATAAAAAGGGCTAGGCAAGAGAGAATGCCCAGCCATTGTGTATTACAAGGTTCGCTATTTATTGCAATGCTTATCTCTCTCAAGCATTCCCATAGCAAGTAAACTGTATCCCGCTAGATCAAAGAATATATCTCGTACGGAATCATTTCCATCATTAATGGCAAGTTTACCATCCTTTGCAAACGTCATAGCTCTCTGAAACTTGTCCTGCATTCTAATACATAGACCAACAATGGGTTGCACTCCGAACTCCTCACTTCTATCGAAGTTAGCAAAGGGATTCATCTGCATAGCATCCCCTCCAGAGCCCGTAGTATAATCATTGTTCTTCTTCGCAGTTACGTCCAGTAATTCCTGTACGAGTTGTACTCTGTACTCATCGTACCAAACTTTATCGAACTTAGAATGGGTCATCCTCTGTTTCTACAACCTTCGGAGCAGCTTCTTCCTTGGGATTCAGGGCAACGGAAAGGAACTTCATACCGCTCTTGGATACTTTCTTCCATCCCTTGATCCAGTATTCTTTACCCTCTACATTGATATTACCCCTGAAATCAGGGTGCGTATCCTTTTCTTTTCTATCATTGGGGAACAGAGCTCCACCGTTAGTATTATCGTATTCTTGTGCCATATTTATTATTGGTTAGATCCAATCATCGTCCAGAATATCCTTCTGTACTTTGTTGGTTTGTGTTTTAGTTTTTGTTGGTTTAGAATTACCGTGCGTATTAGTAGCGTCTGGATCCTTTGTATCGTCAATAGCAAAGAGACCGTTTAGAGCATATTTCCTAGCGTAGGAACTAGCGGAGCCAGTTATCTGAGCCTCATCCATTCCCTTCTTAACTTCTGCCTCCCTTGCGTACGCAGTTGTTTCTGCAACGGGATGCCTATGGGATTCGTGAACGGTAGCGGTTGCCTTTACATATACCCGACCACCTACCTCAACTATTTCATCACTGATAGTCAGGAAGCAGTTGTTCTTATTTAAAAGGGGCTTGACAGCTTCCAATATATCTTCAGCGGATCTATAAGAGTACCCACCGAACTTATTTGTCTGCCCCTTTGGTGCTTTTAATTCAGCCTGTATGGACTGCATTATTTTTAGTTCAGTATTATTATTCATAAAGTTTTTTAGTTAGTATATTGTACAGGTTTACGCGGTCTTTCTGGTTCTTGCAAGATTTTATTTCTTTTTTCTTTGCATTTAATTTTTTTAGTTCCTGTACCTGTTGTTCTTTACTTTTTCTTTTGAAGGATCTGCAAAGTTGTTGAAGACCAACTGGATGCAGAACATCTGTCATGTTCTCCTCCAAGTACTTAGCTATATTTCTTATAGCTTCCTCCTTCGTGCACACGGATTTTGACTCACAATACCTATAAAAAAAGTTTTCTACTTTACCTACTAATGAGTTCGCCTCCCTTGATAGAACTCCGCGCACCATACCTGTTCTGTGACAGTGGTCCAGTACTGCATCCGTCAACGGTACACCAAGAATGGGGCATCTTTGTGGGGCGTTAGCCTCCCTGTACTCCTTGATCTTGGTGAACGTAAGGTACCGCATCAATGTAGTTCTTCAATGCTTAGTATTCTACCTGTGGATCCCCTTTTGAATACGCAGAATCCATTTTTATCCTTCCTCTTTTTAAGAATGTACTTCAAGGCTTGCGAAGAATCCTTTGCGTACTTTGTACAGCAACCCACGTAACCCTTCGGCATATCATCCATAGTATATTGTATCCTGTACCTATTCATCGTACACCATAACGAAACCTTTACCGTTCGGCATCAATCCCATTACGTTGTAATCAATGAACTCCTGTGCTTCGTCCGCAGTCATACCTTGATCCATAAATATCTTCAGCATCTTGGAGTGCTGATAGCACAGCAAACCATTGTGCGATACTCCTATTACTGCGGAGTCCAAGTCATGCAGTCTAAGAGCACCGCCCTCACAGGATTCTATTATGCGATCCACGTACATTACATCCTTATCATCCAGTACAGTTTCGATATGTACTTCACTATTTTTATTGCTTCCTTCTGTGCTTCCTCTGTCCATATTTTGTGGTAGTGCTCCTTTGTGTTTATATCTATGCAAACCGACATACATTTCGGCAAGTAATCCAAGCCCCGTCTACGTAGCATCTCGCATTCAATAGCCATTTGCCAAAGGTCTTTTGGGTAGAACTGCTTGCTCTTTCTGCATTTGTAATCGCATATAAATAGTTCTTTGGTATCCCTGTGCCTGAGTACTACATCCACCGTCCCGCAAGTTTTGATTAGCCTGTCGGCTACCATGTACTCCGTCGCTACTATACTGTGACCTTCCTCCTGTACCCATTGCACGAAGGGTTTCGCCCACGAATCATATATATCATCTTCGTACGGTAGTTTGAACAGGACGGAGTCCAGTAGTTTTTCCGCTGATGCGTGCACCGCAGTTCCGAACTCAGAACTCGGTATAGTTTCACCGCTTGGGGATTGTACTTCACCGTAGCATAGGCGTTCTAAATCCTTCCAATTTTTTCCTTCGTGCTCCTGCATCCTAGCAAATTGCACCATTGATCTAGGCTTGTGAATGGAGTCCAAGAAGGGATCCTTTATTGTCTGACCTATAATTGTAGTGCAAGAAGGATAGTAGTGCTTACCTTTCTTTCTAGCTTGTGCGGGAGTCTCAACTTCTTTGTCTAAGTACGGGTTCTGTAGATCCGTACAGTTATAAAAATGAGCCATAGGGTTATCCTATGACTCATTGAATATACCTGTCAAGCAGGTACTTACCACTAACCTACAAAGAAAAGATTTTATTCATAGCGTACAACGTACTCTTGTTTTTTTCCTCCTGTTCTTCGTTGTGCCGTACTATGTCTATAGCAGTAGTTATTGCGGAGTCCAATGTAGTACTACCTACCTGAAGGTCTTCCTTGCCCATATGTATGAGCTCCTGTAGTACTTGGTGCGATCTTTTGTATTGTTCTGTACTCATATTATTTAGTTTAGTTTTATACATATTCTTCAAGAACGGTGTACTCCTGTACCGTAACCTCCAATAAACTTATAAGTTCAGTTGCACTTTCCTCGCATACTGAGCCTATGTTCCAGTCCTTTATTACCCGTCTTTCTGCGGTTTCCATATCGGGAGCCTTTAGGCAGTACCCAGTATAAGTTTCGTACTCCTGTACTGTAACCAACAGTTTAGCGTAATAAAATTTGGGTTCCTTTATTTTTTCCATATTATTTTTGTAATCTATTTAGTTCTTCTTGTACCTTGAACCAGTATCGATCAAGGCGTTCTCCTACTTCTCCTTCTTTCCTCCACCCGTAAGCGCCACCGTTCCATATCTTGGCGAGGACTTCGGGACTGGGCTCCTTGCCCGTGCGATCAGTATAAACTGAGCCCCAGTATTCTAGGTACAGTTTACATATCTCGAAACTCTTTTGAGGATCAAGCCTATCTGAGCTTTTGTACTTCTTCTTGCAGAAGTAATTTACATCAGTAATTACTGGTACCTGTATCTGCATAATGCCCACGGATTTACCGTTGTCTCCGATTGCTTTGGGATTCATCCCGCTTTCAATCACTGCTATTGCTAGTATTAGTTTTATCATATTATTAGTTGGTTAGTGTGCTGTTTTTGTGCAATATCTTACAATATTTAACTGTAGAGTGTTCCATTACATGGCGATACTCCTCTTCAGCTTCTTCAAGTGTATCGAAAGAGTTGACTGTTTTCATCCATTTAGGGCTATCGAAGTCGACATCTTGCATTTCATTTATTACTATGTATTTCATATTATTAGTTGGTTAGTAGTTATTTAGTAGTCCTTAATTATAAGAACATAATTATGTACACCACCGTCTAAAGGTAGTGTCAAGCTTATAATTTAAATTTATTCATCTGTGTCCCGTAGCAGTTGTTCCTCCGCTAAACAGTTTATCTTTTGCGTTTCGGATTCAGTAAGTGAGTTGTGAAAAATCTCCGTGTATTCACCGTCCTTGTTCTGCACATCAATGGATAAAATATAAACCGTATCCACATTAATTGAATCCCAGCGCTCAGTAACGTACTGGTCACCGCAAGTAGAACTGCACTCCGCTTCTTCTATTTCGTGCCAAACCTCCGCTACGATTAGGCACTGCTTACCTCTGAGCACCGTCTCAAATTCCACCGTTTGTATTTCCATATTTAAAAAGCGGTTTTATAGGGCTCCGCAAACCCGTTAAGATTAATCTTGCAGTTCTATGTACTGGTTTGAACCTACGCTAAAGGGGACGGTATCACCGTACGGGTCACCGTCGTAGTTCGCGGGTAGTTCTATTTCCTCGCGTTCTACAGTACCATCGTAAGGAGTACCTAAACAGGTGCAAAGCACCGCTTTTATTGTATCGTTTTTCATATTATTAAAGGCGGTTTTAGTAGGATCCGCAAACCTGTTAAGGTTAATTTACTTTCTGCCATCCATAAGAGCTAATTACCTCACCGTTTAAGTACGGGGTAAAGTTTTTTTGATAGAACCTTGCCTTCAATCCTAGTACTTCGGCAATACCGTTTAAGCGCTCCCTTGTAGTCGGGGTATTCCACCCCGCAAGTGACATATAAACGTTACCGCTTGGATCCATTTCAACTATTTTATTACCGTGCAAAAACACGGAAAATCCTGTTGTTGTGGTATTACCCACCGTTTTGTTAACGCCTTCAGCGAATGCTTCTGCGATTTGTTTTGTTACTTTTCTCATATTTTTAAGGGCGGTTTTACTGATCCGCAAACCTGTTTGTTATTAGTAAGAAGGTGCAAGGGCTACAACTTTAGCAAGTGCGCCCTCCTTTAGTTTCGCTATGAATGTATTGGGTTCCCCTTTACTAAAGGTAAAGAAGCGCTCGCAGTCCTGTTCGAGTTCCCCGAAAGGATAAGAGCTGTAACCCGTCGCCCAGTTTTCACTAATCAAATCGGGAAATTCTCCGCAATTTCCTCCGCGTTCTTCTATGCAACGGTACTCAGCGCAAAGCGAACTAGGTACCGCGTAATCTCCTTTAGGACGCGTAAACAGGGGATAAGAATAGCCTCCGCGTACATCGCACCCCGTATGTATGTAAATGACTGTAACCGTGGAGTCCTCCGCGTAGTACCAGTCTTCTCCGCCACTATCGTAAACCTCATAAATAAAGTTCTGTGACAAGTCGTTGTCCTGATTGTAGGAATTGTCTTGGCACCGCTGTTTTAGACCGTGCTCTAAGAACATGAAAGAACTTGCGCACGCGTGCCAATTCCTATCCGCATTTTCTTCGAGCTCCGCGTACTGCATGAACTCCTTCTGCAGTACTTCATCCACCTCCAAGTGCTCCGCTAGAAACTTAGCGGTATTAATCTCTGCACCGTACTTACTGAACTGCACAAGTGGAATATCTTCGGGGCTAGTTGGGTTCTGCCAGTGCCTCCCGTACGCACTTCCCGAATCTAAGAAGTGCGAACCAGTATTATTTCGAGCGCACTTAGCAAAGTGCTCTAGGTTTGTGTCTTTAGTTTTCATATTATTAAGAGCGGTTTTACTGATCCGCAAACAGGTTTGAATTAATAAATTATTACTGGTAAACTACGTGCGCGTGACCGTTTTCATATGCTTCTGCAATGCCATCCCGAAAGCTAGTACTGTACTCACTTTCTTCAGACGGGCGTTTAATTACCATATATGTAGCGCCTTCGATTGCCTCGAAAATAGTGCGCTCCCGTTGCACCCAGTGCATTACTGTAGCGGGCAAAGTGTAAAAAGAAGTAAAGGTGCAGTGGTCGCAGTCCGTCGAACTGTACCAGTAACCCACTTCATCGCCTTCAGCGTGCGCCTGTATGCGCTCCTTAAGCTTCTGCCTTTCGTGCAGTGCATCGCACGCGGTAATAAAATTGCACTTATATATTCTTTTAATTAAGCGCTTGGACTTAGCGGGGATAGTGCCACTGTTAACGCTTGCGTTCCAGTATTCTTCTAGTTCTGATTTTTTCATATTTAAAGGCGGTTTTGGACTGATCCGCAAACAGGTTTAATTAATAGTTTTCGTACTTATCGAACCAGTTGTTCATGAGCGCCTCAAACTCATCCTGTATGCCTTGCGGGCAATCCTTACCCAAACTCCAGTCGGGTACGTTGTCAGTTACTTCATCATTAAAGGTAATAATCTGCAAGTTGAATGCATTGCCTTCTTTAACGAACTCCACTGAACCCAGTTCTGCACAAGTTACTTGTATAAGCGCCTGTTCATAACTTGGGTTCTTCTCAGTCCTTTCCCCCTCCTGCTCATAGGCGTACTCCAATTTGAAGCCCGCGTCCTCTAGGGATTTGAACAGGTTCTTAAGTGCAGTTTGATGACTGGTTTTAAGCCAAAGTTTTTCTTCTATGTTTGCCATAATTTTAGTAGGTTAGTAGTTTAATTTTAGTGTCCAATTACTAATTGGTCATCGCTAGGAGTGTCCTCTGTTGTGTCGAGTTGCCTCCAAAAGTTTTCAGTGACAGGATAATCACCCCACTGCGTGCGATAAAGACTGCCTATTGGCAACCACCCATCAATATGGATGCTATAGCCTTCTAATTGAACTTTAGACATTTGTTGCATTATTTTCATATTCTTAGACGGTAGGAACCTTTGCAGTGAATGTGAACCCTAGCCCCTTTAGAGCTCTTATATCCGAATCAGTGACGGTAGTGCGCCCTGTAAGTTGGCTGATTAACTTAGCCTGTTCTGCATCAGTAACGTACTTCAGTTCGTTACCATAGACGTTCTTTATTTGTACTTCAATATTCATAATTTTTAGTAGGTTAATGCCGACGGAATTGCCTTCATTACTAAACACCGTAACATATAATGACTCAAATACAAGCCCTAATACTAATTAATTACTATGGGCTTAAAGTACATCAGTAGCCCTGTAGCACTGCCGTAATTCGTAGGGTAATCATTTAGT